CACCTTTTAAAGCAACACCACCAGGAACACCTAACTGAGTTAAAACCTCAGTCATTTTTCCTGTCCATCTATCATCTGCTAAATCTTCTACTTTATTTAAAAAATTAGAATCATCAAAAGCTTTTTCTACTTTTGCTGTAAGATCTGTTCCTACTCCAAGATCAATTAATGTTGTACCGAGAGTCGTGATTCCTTCTGCAGCTTTACCTAGTCCTGATACTACTCCTGCAGCAGTAGACTCTACATATCCTGCTCGTCCTTTATCTATAAAAGATATTATTTTTTCTTTAGCTTCTTCATTTGAAAGATCATCTTTTAATTCGTATTTTTGACCTTTATATTCATAGGTTGCCATACATTACCCTATTCAATTTTAATTACTTTATCTTCTGTTACCGTAGTTCCTCCACCACTTTCTTGCGTTGGCAATTCTTGTCCTGATACAATAGCCCATCCTTGTTCTAAAATAGCTTTTATTTCAGCGTCTGTATATGGCTCCATATTTTCTTTAAGTTTTCCTGCATAAGCTTTATAGTTTTCTGCAAAAAATTCTTTTTTACTTGTAGTTTGTCCTGATTTAGCCATATTAACTAAGTCTTCCTCATCTATAGTAAGTGTACCATCTGGTCCTGTAAACATAGCTTTTAATGTGATTAAATTTTGATTGAAAGCTGATGAAGCAGTTTTATCTGCATCTCTTTCTTTTTGCGCTTCATCTGCTTTAATTCCTGCTTCCACTCCTGCCATTTTAATTTTATCTGCCCTGTCTTTTGCTGCCATACCTATAGCTGTAAAAGTTTTTAAAGGATCTTTAGCAGACCTAGCAATCTTATCCATAAAATTTCCACCTCGTGCACTAGCTAAATTTAATCCAAATTCTGTTAGTGCGGCAAAACCTCCTGACCTTACAGTATCTTTTCCATCTCCTAAATATTTTTCAAAAATACCTATTCTTTCTTTAATAAGATCATCTAAAGTTCCTTTTTTAATTTCTTTATCTATTTTATTTGCATCTGGTTCTTCCTTGGGTTTAGGTATTCCTGAAGGAGAATTTTTTGGTTTTTCTTTTTGAGGTTTCCCATAAGGATTATCTTTTTCTTCCTCGGCTGATTCACTCATCCAATCAGCTATAGTATTATAACCTAATAAACTTCCACCAGTAGCTAATATTTGTTTTACACCTGGTCCTTTAAGAGCCGCACCACCTTGTCCTATAACTGCTGGTAAACCAGGACCTCCTCCTAAGTAAGGGCCGACAGCCGTGCCTGTTCCGCCACCTGTAGCTCTAGCTCCTCCTCCAGTTACTAAATTTTTCCCCTTGGTTATTATTGCGGGTAAAGTATTTTTAGCCGCTTGTAATCCTTTTCCTATATAAGGTAGTGCAAGCTTTATGGCCTTCCCTGTAAAAGCATACTGCACTGGCTTAATAGTGCCATCTTTCATCTTAGCAAACATCGGTCTGTTTAAAACTTGTTTACTCATTATAATCCACCAAATCCACCACCTTGATTAAACTGTCCGTATGCTCCTAGTCCTGCAATACCAAGTCCTAGAGCTTGTGCAAATGGATTTGTTTGTGGTTGTGTTGTGTAACTAATCTGACTACTCGGTGCCCCTCGTAAGATATCACTAGCAAAAGTTAATCTATTGAATGGTTCACGTTGCGCCATTAGTTGTTGTTGTCTTTGTGCTTCTAGCATTCCTTGGCCTAGTTGTTGTTGCATACCACCTACACCTAGTAGAGATTGTATATCTCCTTGGCCTAGTTGTTGGCTAAGTGCACCAAGTCCTGCTCGTTGTTTAGCAAGACCACTTAATCCTTGTCCTGCCATCAATTGTCTTTTTTGTTGATCAGCAAATGAACCCATTGCTGCACCTTGTCCTTGCTGATAGTTTCGTGACATATCTTCAAAGATACGTCTTGATTTAATATCTTGTAAATTTCTACCTAACTCTGCTTCTTGAACCCCGTACCGTGAGCCACCAAACACACCACCCTTAACAGCTTGTCCTGCTAATTGGTTTTGTGCCATTGCACCTTGACGATCGTATTCTTGTAAAGCTTGTTGTGTTACTTGTTGTTGATAAGGATCCATAAATGCTTTCGCACTTTGTGGATTGTATGATTGCGCTCCACCTAAATAGTTAGCACCAGCTATACCTAGATCTGTTCCTGCTTGCTGTAAATAAGGCGCATAAGAACCAATACCACTTGAAGCTAATCCGAAAGCTTGTTTTTGTTCAGGCGTGAATCCTGCAAATTGAAACGCTGGAACGTTTTGGGCAATGCCAGCTCTACCAAACTTACGTAAGTTAAAAGCTTCATCAGTTTCACCTGGATTTTTTGTAGCGTTTGGATCCCCAAAGACAGACGCTAGTAACTGCTCTGTTCTCTTTTCAATATAGGGTGCTTGACGTACAACTGATTCTTGAACCATTATGCTTTTTCTCCGTATTTATCTTGTATACTATAAAGGAACTTTGATCCTCTATTTCTTTCATCTTCTTTATTTTTTGCGCCCATTGCTGCACCCAGTCCTCGAACTGTACGTGCGTTAATAACAAACTCACCATCACTTAGCATTGCGGGTACTTCATCACTAGTCTCGGTTCCCGGTCCAGCTATCTTACCATTCTTACGAGGAAAGTCTCCTCCATCTGCATAGCCCATCATTCCTGGTGCCATTCTTTCAAACTCTAAATTTTGCATGATGCGATCATCTATATTATCACTTGCTGTTAAAGATTCTACATCACCATTAATATAATTAAAACCACCATTTCTAAATGAAGCTAACCCACCTTGATTAAAACCTGATGCATATTGAGAGAAAGGTATTATTTTATTTGGTGCAATATCAGCTTGTCCTAAATCTCTTAAAGGATTTTGTGTTCCGTATACATCCTCAAAAGTAATTTTTTCTTCTTCTTCACCAAAACCACCTAATGCTCCTACACCTAATGCTGCTCCTAAAGCAGACTTAATAGGATTTTCTTTTATGAAACCTAAACCTTTTTGTAGTAAATTTGGTTTTGCTAAAGATCCCGCTGTTTTTGCTTGAGTAATACTAGCTCCGGGTTGAGTAACCATAGCTGCTCCGCCACCTAAATTAGGTGCAAAATTAGAACCAAATGCTTTTAATGAACCGAGACCTTTGCCACCTGGCATTCCTAAAAAATTCTTTGCACCAAATCCCATAGCACCTGCAATAGCCGCAGCTTTTAGTGCATCTTCAGGGCTTCTTCCTCCAGCTAAACTTCCTAATCCACTACCTATACTAGCACCCATTGGTCCACCTAGCGCAAACCCAATTGTGCCTCCAATTATTGGCGCTGCTTTCTTGGCAGCTTTAAATATCTTCTTGAGCATGTTCTCCTTTGCAAATCATGATTGTGGTAACTAATGCAAGGAAGCCGACCTTGTACGTAAAGGCTATTTTAATCTATATTTATACGCAAATTCGGTGTATTGTGCAATGACAATTTAAACAATGGTGGATATAAATAAAATACCCATGGTCCGTGTGTCGTGGCTCGACGCTCGAGATACAGAAACCGGGTGGTTGTCTTACAAAGAAATAGTAGAGGCGCCACTAGCTAGATGTCAAGAAGTAGGGTGGATGATTGTTAATACAGAAGAAAAGATAGTTATGATGCGTTCATGGTGCACGGATAAAGATGATAATCATGGTGGTGGCGCTATTGCTATACCTAAAAGTTGGATAACAAAAATAGAATATTTATCCGTTGACTACTCAGAACAAAAATAAGTTGTCAAGAAAACAATTATAAAAAGATTGCTTGATAATTATGATAGACGTGTTTAAATTAGATCTCACCCAAAAATTATAAATCAGGAGATATTATGGACAATCAAGAAGTATTGAAAGCTATAGCTGTCCTCGCAGATAAGGTGAGTCGCTATCATGAACGTTTATTAGCAGTAGAAAGAGACCAACACAGACATGAAAGTAATTGTTCGTGTCAATCAAAACCTCCTAGTATGGGTAGACCTTTAACAGAAGACGAAAGAGTCTTTGTTCAAGAAAACATGGCAAAGCACAAAGCTGCTGCTATGAGTTCTTAGTTTTACCAAACACATCAGGTAGTTTAGTTACTTTAATTTGAACATTAGTTTCTACGTCATCAGACGTAGTAGCTGTGTTTGGATTAGAAATATCTAATTTAGCTTCTTCCTCAGAAGTATAGTCAGTACCTGTTTTTTTATTTTTAACTTCTATGTGAACTTCAGGTTGAATAATGGGTATTTCCTGACCTTCAATAACTTGTTTACCAATTTGTTTTGAGTCTTGTACTTTCTTAAATGTCATACTGTAATCTCCATTAAACTTATTAATATTTTTACGGCACCTGTTAATTTAATTTGATCAGCTTGCTCTAATACAATGGGTTGACTTAAAACTTCTGCTTCTCCTCCATCAGCTAAATCATCTTTATATAACTCTATTTCTAAATTAGAATTGCTACTATCCAACATTGTTACTGTTGTAGCAACAGCACCACCTGATTGATTAGATAGTCTAATACTTTTCACCAATGCTGTAGTAGGAGGAACAGGAGGTTGTGAATTTTGATCTGGTGTAGGAACAGTATATACTATGCCTGTTCCGTTTTTAGATCTGCTTATAAATAAATCAACCAAGAAACCACGTCCTTGCTGTAGATTCATCTTTTAAATCTTGTTGATAACCAAAATTTAATTGTTGCACAATCTGCTCTAACAATCTCGTTAATATATCAATTATAGTAGGTTGATATTCAGGAGTTGCTTGAGGAAATCTTGTCGTTGTAATCTTTGCCATTATCTACCTCCATCTGGTTGTACGTCTAATCGTAGTGTACCGTATCGCCATTTATCACCTACAGCATCACTGTCAATACGTATGTTAGCTTGTCTACCTCTACCTCGTAAATCAAACTTTTCTGTTGTTGGAACAATAGTTCTTACTACCGTAGTGTTTGTTGTTGCATTTGGATATGTTTTAAATCTTAATGTTAAGTCTACTGATCCTGTTAAATCTTTAAAGTTTGGTATACCTCTTCCAATATGTAAAAAAGGTTGACCATCAGCAATGTCAAAATCACCTGATTCAATAAAAGCATCTATTGGTGTGGTATCATTATCATCACCTGTTTCATGTTGAAATATAGTTGTAGCTCCTGCTGTTAAACCATTAATAACATTGTTATTAGCAATAGTTGTTGTTGAGAATTCTGTTGCATAAGGTTTTTGATACACGCCATAATCTAGCCATGTTGTTCTAGCTAAACTACCTGTTGACCAACAATTCTCTAAGTAATTATAGGTCACAAATCTATCGATTTGTGTTGCATTATTAGATGTATAAAACCATGTTACTTCATTAAACTCTGAATTAACTGCTGCATAGGTTTCTGGTTGATTTGTAATACTAAAATCTTCAAAGACATAATCTTGTACACTACAGGGCATTTTAGAAATAGCACCATCAAATTTATAGAAAGAGTTTTGTGACATCCAAAAGGCTGTGCCGTTGACATCTACTGCTGAGTGTAAAGATACAGCTCCACAGTTTGCACCTATTTGCGTTAAGTTAAATGTAAAAGGTGCGCCAACAAATTGTAATGCATTAAGAGAGGTATCTGTCCAAACTAATACAGCATTACGAGATCTAACTGCTGTAATAATTTTTGATCCGTCTTGTATTCTAAATGAACCTGCTGTGTTTGTAGCAGTAGGTGCCCATGTATTAAAATCTTCTTGTGAAGAAAAACGTAAAAATAAATCATCTTGCGTTGTTGAGTTACCTATAGTTGTTTCTGTGCCAAACAAAAACACATGTCTATCAGGCATTGATACAAGATTAAATCTTGATACACTTGGTGCATCAGTAACAACTGCTGCAGGTGTACCTACACCAACAGATGTGTCCCAACGAAACGTTGCACCATTGTTTACTGTTGCCAATAAATCTTCACCAAAGTTATCAAAAGACCAGTTACGTCCTTCTATTGTAACGTTAGACGTAGAACGAGGCGTGCCCCATGCTTCTTTACCCCACTCATATGTACCCCAACCATAACCATACTGAGATACGGCTGTACCAACAGATATTTGATATGTCGCTGTCGCTGTTGAAGCCGATGCTCCTGTGCTTGTTGCATTTGCTGCCGCTGTAATTGTGTATGTATTAGCAGTAGGTACTGTTAAAATTTCATACTCTGCATCCATCGTCGCTGCAGGAATACCATTCACAGCACCTGACGTAGAAGATATGGTAACAAAATCTCCGACCTCTGCACCATGACTTGCATCAGTAACTGTAACGGTAGGCGAGTTGTTTGTTGTTGTAAAACCTGTAATTGATCCAGGGGATCCTCTTACGGGTGTAATGTCATATGCTACACCCTCTGTATAAATATATAATTTTCTATCTGTTCCGATGGCCATGTACCGTACACCGTTAAG